TTAGTCACTTTTTTTCCCCTGTTTAGAAATGTTAGTCACTCCCCTCTTTTCCTGCCGCTGCTCCAGGGCGCGATTGGGGAGCTTGGCAATGGCATTCACCGCGCGGGTTTTTTGCTCGGCGTGACGCACATATACGCTCACGGATGCGGCCGTAGTGTGTCCTGTGATCGACATGATTTCCCGTTCGGTGCATCCCATTTCCGCCAACCATGATGCCGCTGTCGCCCGCAGGCCATGCCACACGATTCCTTTCAGCCCGGCAGACCGGATTGCCTTACTGACAGCGGATTGAAACTGTCCTAGTTCCCACGGCCTGCCCGGTATGTATGTCAGGATGGTATCTGCGGTCCGAAGCGTCAGTTCCCGTTCAAGGACGATTTTCAGTTCGGGATGGCAGGGTATCCATACCTTGGCGCCCGTCTTCTCCTGCACGACCTCGATCACGTCCCCATCAAAGGCGCTCCAGGTCATGGCAATCTGGTCGATCCCACGTTGCCCCGTACCCAGTGCAAGCAGAAGGGGCAGCCGAAACTGCGGCTTTTCCCGCAGGAAGGTCTGAATTTCATCACGCGTCCATGCCCGATAGCCCGGACCGGTCTTGAGCCGTTTGGGACGAAGGGCCGGGTTATCGGAACGCATGCCGATCTCGATGGCGTAGCTCATCAGGATCGAGAGCATCGATACCGTCTTGTTGGCACGACGTGGGCTTGGAATCGGGTCATCCCCTTCTTTCCGGCCGGGGCGGAATGCGTAGCGATCCCGGACCAGCCTTACGGCTGCCCTGTCCAGTTCAGACACCAGCGCCATGCCGAAATCGTCCTCCAGCGGCTGGAGAAACTTTTCATAGTCCTTCCGCGTGCTGGGCTTGAGCTGCGTCCATTCCGGTGTTCCTCGATAACGGGTTATCAGTTCGGCCAGGCTGCCGGGAATAATGCCCGGCCGAGGCCTTTCGCTTTGCTCAAAACGATTATGGATTTCCTGGTAGGATTTCAGAAACTCGGGGCTGCCGATCTCACCCGCGATCCGCAGGCGAACACCGTCTCGACGGTAATAAGCGTATTTTTTTCGACGGGCCTGATAGGTATTAACGTAAGGTAGAACGACGTTGGCCACTGGTCTTCCCTGCCGCCGCTGCAGCAGCAGCCCATGAATTTGTTGCTGCTTCTTTTCGGGCTGAGCTGAGACAGTTTGCCCCTTGATCCGGTCCATCCAGGCATCCAGTTCTTCAATGAACCAGACGACCCGGCGGCCGGAGATATGATGGGGCTTGGGCGCATTGCCTTCGGCCACTTCTCGCCGCAGCGTCGTGACGCTGATGCCGCCGGCATACGCGGCCGCCAGTTCTTCACTCATGGCGCGCGGCCAATTTGGCAGGCGTGATGCGTCCTTCATTTCGTATCGTCCTTCTGCTTGTCAGAAGCCCAAGCCTGCGTGCCACGCGCACGGATCAGCTTGCGGCCGTTCTCGGTGACGAGGCTACCCCGGAAGACGATGCAGCATGGGCCATCGTCCTCGCGCGTGATGCCGACATACTCGCCCTTGCCGTTGCCGTGGATTTCGATGCTGTAGATCTCTTTGCCGAATTCGAGACCCTGCAGGAGCGGATGGCTGGACAGGTCGCTCATGCCGCTTTTTCTTTGTTTATGTGGAGCGGCAGTTCCTGCTGCGCCAAGGCGCTTTGTGTGGCGGGGTTGAGCCAGAGCATTTCCGTGCGGGGCCGCGCGCCATCCGCATAGGTCTGGATAGAGACTGATCGCCAGCCGCGGAGCATCCGGTCATAGCTGGAGTGGGGATAGCCGCTCAGGACAACCATTCCCTTGAGGCCACGAAGAGCAGACAGCAATTTGCGGTGGTCCTTGCCCGACAGTTCATGCACGTAACCGTGCCCTGCGTGCATCCGGCGCGTGGCAGGAAGATAGGGCGGATCCACATAATGCAGTGTCCACGGCTGATCGTGGATCTGCATGACTTCCATTGCATCCCGGTGCTCGATTACGACTGACTGCACGCGCTCGATGATGGCTCTCAGCGCATCAGGATAGTTTGCCCAGTCCCGCGCCGGCGAACTGCGACCGCCATCGCGGTTGGTTGATGACCGGAACCCTGTTCGCCGGTCCATGCGGCATGAATCCGATCCGAACCCCATGAAGCTGCGTACCACCATCCGGCGGGCACGCTCGACCGGACAGTCCGCATGCTCGCGACAGTCATCATGCTCCGTACGGGCAAACGGGGTCATTTCCAGCAGCCGGACAAGCTGGTCAGCATGCGCAGGATTGCGCAGCACACGGAACAGGTTGACGACATCATCGTCCAGATCGTTATACACTTCGGCACCGGACCGCAGTTTGCGCAGCAGAACGGAAGCGGCTCCGCCGAAGGCCTCAACGTAACAGCGGTGATGCGGAAAGTGCTCCGTAATCCACGGTGCGATGCGCCACTTTCCACCATGCCACCGCAACAGCGGGCGCGTGACTGGTGAGCACATAAGCCTCATGGGAGCGCCTCCAGCACGATCAGGACAAGGGCGCCCCAGATGATGCAGAACAGCAGGACATGCGCGGCGATTCCCTGCTTTGTGGGCAGGTTGTCGCGGATGCGGTTGAGGTGATGATCGGGGATCTGGATCATGCTTCCTCCATCACGCGGAAAGGTGTGCGGACTGGACCGGGCGCATGGAAGGGTACGGGCTGCCAGTCGGGCAGCTTGCCGACCAGCCATTCCCGCAGTTCCCCAACCTTGGCGGGCGGTTTGCCGTGGCGGGTCGCGACAAGCGCGGACAGGATGCGCAGCTGATCGCCGGACATTTCACCCAGTATCTCTGCCGTATCGAGGCGGGGCATGCTGTAATCGGCATCCATCAGGGCGCCAATCCATTCAGCCCGGGCATAATGGTCCTGTGAATACGTGACGGTATTTTGCCTGTGTTCGGGTGTGATGTGGACGTCGCGCGCCAGAACCTCGCAGGCCAGTCGCACCAGCTGGTCGGCCGGCGGGATGGTGATGTCCCCTTCCCTGTCCACCAGACGCGCCAACACATCGGTCTTGAGGGCGCACCCAGCCGTGGCGCGGATCAGCAGCGCGGTCAGGACCGCATCCATGGCGGGCTGCTTCTCCTGGTCGCGCAGGGCGTCATGCAGGGCGCGCGTACGGATCTTGGCCAGCATTTCCTGCCCGCGCCTGGTCAGCTTGATCGGGGGTTCCGTCATCATGCGTCCTCCTGCCCTGTCGCGGTTTTGATCCATGCCGGGATGACACGGCGCAGCTGATCGGCACGGTTGACAACCTTATGCTTGCCGACACTTTCGTGCTGGATAATTTCTTCCCCGATATCGAGGTCAGCGAAACCGAAAAGGTGGCGCTTGATGTGGATATCGGTGTCCGGCGTCTTGCACCCTTTACGGCTCCCACGTCCGAAGCCAAGCCGGTGGAATCCCGCCGGTTCACCACCAACATGTTCACGCCACCCTACATCAAGGATCTGCGTAACCCCGATCTGCTCAAGCCGGTGCGTCGTCAGTATGGCGAACGCCTCATGGGCGGCATGTCCCCCGCCGATCGGCTGGAATTCAATCTCGCTTATGAGATTTCCGACCAGCTGGACATGATCAAGCGCCGGATGGAATGGATGGCATGCCAGGCGCTGGTCAATTCCTCCTACATCGTAAAGGGTGAAGGTTATCCCGCTGTCGAGATCGATTTCGGGCGCGATCCGTCTCTGACTTTCGCGCTGTCCGGTGCAGCGCAGTGGGGGCAGACGGGCGTCTCGCCGTCGGCATCGATCGATGCCTGGGCTGCGATGATGCTCAAGAAAAGCGGGGCGACGCCGCGTGACCTCATTTTCACGACCAGCCCGTGGAATGCATTCAAGGCAGATGTCGGGGTGCTCAATTCGGTGCTGTGGGATCCGCGCGCAGGCGGCGCTGACCTGAACCTTGGAAGCCAGATCGAGACCGGTGCCGTGTTCAAGGGGCACTGGGGGCAGTATCGCTGCTGGCTGTTCAATGACTGGTTTGTCGATCCCGACACGGACATCGAGGAACCAATGATCCCCGACGGGACCGTTATCATGACCACGCCGCAACTGCAGGGCACGCAGGTGTTTGGTCTGATCGTTGATCCCGACTTCGCCTACATGCCCATGCCTTACGCTCCCAAGATGTGGATCGAGAAAAACCCGGCACAGGTCAACCTGCTCATGCAGTCCGCGCCACTGGTCATCCCGTCGCGCCCGAATGCATCCTTGTGCGCCACTGTAATGGCCGCCGGGGCTGACGTTCCGGCACCGGGTATCTGAGGGATAAAACATGCCTGAAAAAGATACGGCGCAGGTCATCCTGCGTCGCCCTGTTTATACCCAGCCCGGGCGTCGTCCCCACCCGGTAGGGGCAGAAATAACGCTCCCTTCCTATGAGGCCGCGATGTTCATCGCGCGCGGTATCGCAGTGGCTGCCAGCTCGTCCGACGCCGAGCGGGTCCGCACCATTGCACCGGTTGCAACAGACGGAACACAGCCCGTTGATCCGGACAAGGTCGCCGCATCCATGCCACCGGCTCCGGCACTGGCGAAAGAGAAGCCGCCCGCGTGAGCATAGACTTCGGCCAGCTTGTCCTGGGGCCGTGTCTCGACACGTTCGGTGCGCCCTATGCATGGAAGTCCCAGACGCTGGCCGATCCCGTAACCATTACCGCCATATTCGATGACGGTTACGAGGCCCTCGACCCCATGGGCACCATCCCGGGCATGGCGCCTACGGACATAACGACCAGCCTGCCCCGGCTCGGGGTGCGGCTGTCGGACTTCCCCGTGCCGCCCGTGCAGGGCGACACCTTTGTCATCGATGGTCGGACATACGCCATCCGTGAGGTCCAGCCGGACAGTCACGGTGGCGCACGGCTCGACCTCAACCTGGTGAACAGCAGCGCATGACCCTCTACCGCGTGGAACTGAAACAGGCCGCCGCTGCGGCGCTGGCCAATGTCGATGGCGTGAAAAACGTCTTTATCGACCGCAGCCTGCCTATGACACAGGACATGCTGCCCGCCATCATCATATCCTGCCCGCGTGACAACGGGGTCAGCGCCGGGCGCGCCCAGCCACAGTTCACGCGCGTGTCGCACCTGTACGTGCATGCCCGGCTCTGCCACACCTCGCCCGAGAATGCTGAAGCGGAAGTCGAGGCCTTCGCGGAACAGATCGAACTGGCCATCATGCTCGATGTCGGCCTGCAGGCCATGGTCACGCAGGTCACGGAAATCGACACAGAAGTCGAGATCAACAGCAAGACCGCCGAACATACCGGCGAAGTCAGCATGCATTTCGGCCTCGAATACATCGAGACCTATCCGCCCCCAGGCACCCCGCTCACCGAAATCACCGGCACCATGACCGCGAACGGAAACGACGACTTCGCTGGCATGCAGGTCCCCCTCACCCAAGACTGAGGTCCCCAATGTTTGTAAAACCCGCCCCGGGCCGCAATGTGCGGTGGCCCGGTACCATGCGGCTGCTCAAGTCCGCAGGTGAAACCGTGCCCGATACGGGCTTCTGGCTGCTGTGCCTGCACAATGGCGACGTGGTGAAGGCCACGCCGCCTGCAGCGTCGGCAGCGCCGGCAATCCCTGCCCCTTCGCCTGCGCCCATCCAGAGTGGCGCGACGGCCATCCCTGAACCCGCCGAGGCCCACGCATGAGCGGCTCCATCACGGTGCCGGGTTACCCGACCAACAACCGGGTGCCCGGCTTTTATTTTGCCCTGGACAATTCCCGGGCGAATACCGCCTCCTACGGCCGCCGCGTGCTGATCATCGCACAGACCACGACCGGCGCGGCCCTTGCTGGCACCGCGCGCCTGTCCGCCGGGATCAGCGATGCGCAGGGCCTGTACGGTATCGGGTCGCAGGCTGCGATCATGGTGGCGCAGTATTTTGCCCTCGACCCGCTGGGCGAGGTCTGGGTGCTGCCGCTGGCCGATGATGCCGCATCTGTTGCCGCCAAGGGTTCCTTTGCCATCGCAGGCCCGGCATCCGCGTCCGGAACGCTGTGCCTGTATGTGGGCGACCAGCTGATCCCCACGCTGGTCACGGCAGGCGACACGGCTGACGTGATTGCGGAGAACGTCATCACCGCAGCAGCAGCCGTCACCGGCCTGCCGGTCTCGCTGGCGGTGGATGCCGCCACGGCGGGGCAGATCAATGTCACGGCCCTGAACAAGGGGCTGTGCGGCAATGACATCCTGCTGGGCGTGGATCTGCTGGGCACTGCCGGCGGGCAGTCCCTGCCCACGGGCGTGTCGGTCACGCTGACCCAGATGGCGGGTGGCACGCAGAACCCCACCACGCTGGCCACAGCATTGGCGACGCTAGGTGACCGTGTCTATGACCTGTTCATCCATCCCTACACCGACACGGCCAGCCTGACAGAGTTCAAGAACCTGTTCAACAACACCGATGGCCGCTGGGCACCGATGAACCAGCTGTATGGCCACGGCATCACCGCCTACCGGGGCACGTATGGGGAAGCCACCACATTCGGCCTGACCCAGAACGATCCGCACACCACGGTCATGCCCGTGTCCGACAGTCCGTCCAGCCCCATGGTCTGGGCGGCACAGGTTGGCGCGTTGGTCGCAGCCAGCATCCGCGTCAATCCGGCCATTCCTGTCACCGGCGTTGCCCTGACCGTCATGCCGCCCACGGATGCCGGGCGCTTCACGCTGGCCCAGCGCAACAGCCTGCTGTGGGACGGTATCTCCACCTTCACGGTGGATGACAGCGGCACGGTCAACATCGATCGCCTGGTCACCACCTATCAGGAAAACGCCGAGGGCGTGCCCGATAACAGCTACCTCGACATCGAGACGCTGATGACCGCCATGATCTGCCTGCCCGACATGCGCATCTATCTGGCCTCCCAGTTCGGTGGCTGCATCCTGGTGGCGGACGGAACCAAGATCCCGGCGGGCGCCAAGGCGACCACGGCCCAGCTGATCGGCAAGGCCTGCGCCTCGCGCTACCGCTGGCAGTGCACGCAGCTCTGGGTACAGAACGCCGAGACCTTTGCCGCCAACCTGCAGGCGCAGAATCAGGGCGGCGGGCAGGTCTTCCTGCTCATGCCCTATGACTTCGCCAACCAGCTGTGGGTCGTCGCCGGCAACTGCCAGTTCGTGAAATCGTAAGGAGCCGCCATGTCCGGAACCGTCTATCGCGGGCCGCTTGGCGGCACCGCGACCCTCACCATCAACGGCATCCCCTTCAACGTCGTGGGCGAAGGCCAGTGGCAGGCCTCTGGCCCGGTCAATGAGACCGCCAAGGGCCAGTCTGCCGTCGAGGGTTTCACTCAGATGCCCGGCCAGGGCTTCATCAGCGCCACCTGCCGTGACCGCCGGGATTACCCGGTCAGCAGCCTGCAGGGCGCGTCCGACCTGACCGTCGTGCTGGTCTGTGCCAACGGCAAGGTCATCACCTGCAACACCGGCTGGCAGACCGAAAACATCACCGTCAACACGCAGGAAGGCACGTTCGAACTGCATGTCGAAAGTGACACCGTGACCGAGGATATCGTTTCGTGAGCCACCACCACAGACAGCCCACCGACGAAGAAGTCATGGCCATCGTGATCCCCGCAGGCGAAGAAGTAGAACAGGAAGATGACGGGGACCGCGTCCTTGTCATCGATCTTGACCCGCCGCTTGAGGTAAAAAAGGCCGGGACGTTCGACGAACTGAGCCTGCACGAACCCAACGTGTACCATATATTATGCGCGGCGCAGGCCATGGGCCGGCAGATGACACCGGAATCGGTCTACAATTCCCAGATCGGTCTGGTCGCGCGCATCTCCGGCGTGCCGGAACGGGCCATCATCGAACTGCCTTCCACCATCCTTGACCGTGCTGTCGTGTTCGTCACGGGGTTTGAGGAGGACGCGCGGCGCAGGCCCGATGAAGAGCCGGACACCGCCCCGTCCTTCTCTTTAATTTTCTCTGACCCGATCGAGGCCACCGGCCGCACATTCAGCGATATGACGCTGCGTGAGCCAACGGTGCGCGAACGCCGGATCATGAAGGCGGCGGAAGCCAAGGGGACACCGGAAGCCTTCCTGCAGGCGGAAATCGCCCTGGTCGAGGCGGTCAGCGAATGCCTGGCGCAGCGTGACCTGCTGGTCATGGCGGCCGAGGCACAGGGGCCGGGCACGCTGATCCACCCCACCGTGGGCGCGCTGCAGGCCGCCCTCACCCGTTTCGAGTGGTACGAACGCGACGGGGTGATGGGCATTGTCGATATCGAGATGGAACTGGTCGAGGTCGTCAATTACCTCGGCTCGGTCATCACCCTGGCGCTCGACGCCGCCATCGGGGTCGCGGCCATCGCGTTCGGCGCATCCGCGTCATCCGATTACACCGCCAGCACGCTGGCCCCGTATTCCTACGGGCGCTCCGTCCTCAGTGCCGGGCGCGACGTCGCCAGTCTCTGGGGCGCGGGCGCGGTGACGGCCATCCGTTCCCCCAGCGCCTGGTCATCCGCCCTTGGCGTCCTGCCGGGCAACCTTGGCCGCTATGTGGGTGGCAATGGCGCCGCCATCGATCCCGATGCGACCGAGGCTAGCGTGCTGGAGGACCTGACCAGGAACGGACAGGTCGTCAGCGCCAATGTGGCCGCGCTGGCGGACGCGGCAGACGCCACGACGCTGGCCACCGGCATCCTTGCCGTGCCGGAATCGGTCCGCTCCGCCATCGCGGATCCGGCAGGGCAGATCGCGGTCCTGACCTCGCTGGTGTCATGCGATGCCACGGTGCTGGCCTCCAGCGCACCGATCGGCGGGGCCATTGCAACGGCGCGGACCGCCACCGCAACACTGTGCCGGCAGGCCGCCCTGCTGTCGCTGGCCCGCGCCTGTGGCGACTGGCAGCCCTCCTCGGCCGAGGACGCGCAGGCCATGCGCCTCAAGATCGGCACGCTGCTCGATGACGAAGCCATCACGGCAGCCGACAGTGGCAATGACGCCAGCTTTCAGGCCCTGCGCTCCCTGCGGGCACAGGTTCTGCAGGATCTGGCCGACCGGGGCGCGCGGCTGCCGGACATGATCACCGTCACCCGCAACGCTGCCCTGCCCGCGCTGGTGCTGGCCCAGCAGCTTTATGCCGATGGGTCCCGCGCGCCCGACCTGATCCGGCGCGCCGATCCCATCCACCCCGCTTTCATGCCAACCGCGTTCGAGGCCCTGTCATCATGAGTGGTGCACTGACCGCCCTGTCCGACTTTCTGGGGTGGAATAACGCCCCGTCGGATCAGGTCTCGATCGTGGTCACGGCTGGTGGTGCGTCACGCCAGATCACCAACTGGACGTCGGCCGTGCTGCGGCTGGGGATCGAGATCATGCCATGGACGGCAACGCTGGGCATGACCGCTGCCCGCGCGTCCGCCACCGGGGCCAGCACGCTCAACCCGGGCGATACCTGTCAGGTCTATATCGGGGCTGATCTGGTGTTCACCGGCTACGTCATTACCGTAGTGGATGACCTCGGGCCGGAAGACCACATGATCGAGGTGCAGATCGCCTCGAAATCCGTCGATCTGGTGGAGTGCGCCGCCGAGTTCAGCACGTTCCAGATGAACAGTACCAACGCGCTGGCCATTGCCCAGGCTGTCGCCAGTCGCATGAACATTGACGTGATTTCCGTCAACGGCGCGGGCGACACCGACATCCTCGCCTTTTCCGTCAGCTGACCATCAACCGCCTGCAGTTCGGCCAGTCCTTCGGCAACCCGTGGGCGACTTGGAGCAATGCTGTGCTGGAATGCGAACTGACCGCCCGCAAGCCCGCGCACACCATCCTCATTTTCAATTACAGCTAAGGATAACTGATGGAACTGATCATCGGCGCGGGCACCGTTGTCTAGGCCTCGCGCGACACGATGCCCGCCACCGGCACACCGGGCTGGGCAACTGATGGTGATCCGGCATCCACCATCCCAGCCACAGATTTCCCGGCCAGCCATTACAACATGCTGATGGCCGAGGTGGTGCAGGTCATCATCGATGCCGGCCTGACACTGGACCGGAGCAACTGGGGCCAGCTCTCCGCAGCAATCCAGAAGATGATAGCCTCCCCATATGGCGGCGCCATTTTTACTCCGGTCCAGCAGGGCGGCGGAGCAGATCAGACTGCCGACAAGGTCTGTATCGGCAACGCATCCGACATCTCTGGCATCCTGCGTTACCGCGTAGGAAGCACGGATTTGGGTCCTCTAGTGTCGGGGAACTACGGAGCGGTTGCTTCCAACGGCGATGTGTCCGTGTATTCGCTGTATTGGTCCGTCAGTGGTAGGCCAATGCTTGGCTACGGGGCAACAGGAGCCGCCATCCAGTGGGCACCTATTGCCACATACTCCGACGTAACAACCGAAACATCCGACCGTGTGGCTGCTGTTTCTGCTGTTCAGGGCCAGTTGCCGAATTATGTGTCCGGCATATGGTACCTGTCGGGAGGGGACCAGCAGGTCAATGGCCTGACGGTTTCCGGTAATACCGGGAGGCCGCAGGTGTTTACGGCTACCACGGATTACACATTGGCCGAGTATTCGGACGTAACAACCGAAACATCCGACCGTGTGGCCGCTGTTTCCGCTGTTCAGGGCCAGTTGCCGAATTATGTGTCCGGCATATGGTACCTGTCGGGAGCGGACCAGCAGGTCAATGGCCTGACGGTTTCCGGTAATACCGGGAGGCCCCAGGTGTTTACGGCCACCACGGATTACACATTGGCCGAGTATTCGGACGTAACAACCGAAACATCCGACCGCGTGGCTGCCGTTTCTGCTGTTCAGAGCCAGTTGCCGAATTATGTGTCCGGCATTTGGGCGTTGTCTGAATCGGATGTGCAGGTCAATGGCCTGACGGTTTCCGGTAATACCGGGAGGCCGCAGGTGTTTACGGCCACCACTCTATATGAGCTTGCAGAAGCCGGTGATGTCTCACTGATGCCCTTTAGTGCGCAGTTCTCAGATGCAAGTTCTGGGTCTGCTACGCTAACATTTACGCCGTCAAAGTCAGGCACGCTCAAGATTGACTACAACGCAGGCACAGCCGGATCGGCTAAAATGACTGACTGGGAGCTAAGCGCAACTGGAGCAACTAATATAGGAGGCGCCGGTAATAATGCCGGATCAAATCTACTTGCAGGAAGCAGCCTATTCAGTGTTACAGCAGGAGTTACAGCAACCATCACTCTGTCTGTCACGTTCTCGGCGTCCACTACGGAAGTTTTAATTGGTGGAACCGCCATTTTTGTTGCTAGCTAACACGCGAGGAAACAATGACATCCACTACCAATACCCTGACCCGTTATGTCCAGTACCGCACGACCGATGGCTACGTCGTGCAGGCGTTCACATGGCTGGGCGCGCCTTCCTTCCCCGCTGGCGCGGGCTATGCCTTCGTGGCGGATGCGGCGAACGCCTACACGCCGGGCAATACTTACGCGACCCTGGCCGTTTCCAGCGCCTATGCGCTGTCAGGCCCAGCCACAGCCATGGCCGGAAGCGCCGTTACGCTGGCCCTGACACCCAATAACAGCGGCCCCGGCGCGGATGTAACGGTCACGCTTTCCGATGGCGGCGCGGGCGGGACATTCTCGGCTGACACGGTGACGTTCGGCGCGGGCAAGGACACGGCCCAGAGCGTGACCTACACGCCAAAGGCGGCGGGTCCGGTCACCATCAGCGCCACGAACAGTGGCGGACTGACGAACCCGGCCAGCCTGAGCGTGACGGTGGCCGCCGCCACGGCCTGACCATCCCCACAATCCGCGCCTGCCCGACCGCCCTGTGAGGCGGTTTTTTTATGCCTGGAATTCTGATGTTCATTCTGTGGAGACTGCTGGGGTTCGGTGAAGACCCCCAGCTGCGTGACCGGCTTGTCCGTGTCGAGACCAAGGTCGAAGCAACCGAGACGGATCTGCGCGCCCTGCGGGTCGAGGTCCGTACCCTGTCGACCGAGATGCGCGAATGCATGGGCCAGCTGATCGGCGGCATGAAAGCGGTCAAGATGATCGGGGCCGCGACCGTCGGCCTGATCACCGTCATCGGCGCCGTGGCGGCCGCCCTGTTCGCCTATCCGCCCTTCTGCGACTGGGTCACGCATCTCCTGCACGGTGGCCATCCATGACCGCGGGCAAATGCCCCGAACAAGGAACATGACGACATGAGCGAAAGGCTCCCGCGCGGCATCCGCAACAACAACCCCGGCAACCTGGACTATGCGGACCAGCCCGGGGCGCATCTGGAAACGGGCGTGCCCAACCCACGCTTTGCCGCTTTCCCCACCATGGCGGATGGCATCCGCGCGCTGCGCGACCAGCTGCTGCGCTACGTCGCGCACGGGATGGACACGGTCGCCGCGATCATCGACGTCTATGCCCCGCCCATCGAGAACGCGACCGGCGCCTATATCGCGGTCCTGTGCAGCCGGATGGGCGTACGGCCCGGGACCGTGCTGGACCTGCATGACCCGGCAACCATGCGGCAGATGATCTACGGGATCACGCTGATGGAGAACGGGCCGGGACACCTCGGCCTGGACCAGATCGACCAGGTGCTACAGGCCACGCCTGCCGTGCCGCAGCCAGCCAGCGAGGCCTGACATGGACCCCACATCGATCCTGCAGGATGTCCTGTCGATGCTCCCCGCGCAGTATGCCGCCGACATCGTGGTCATCGTGTCATTCCTGATCTCGACCTGCGCCCTGATCGCGCGGTTCTGGCGGCCGCCGGACCCCACGTCGAAATGGGTGCTGGTGTGGACCATCGTCACCGCCATTGCCCAGGCGCGCGGCTGGAACCTGCCCGCCTACCAGCCGGGCAAAAAGGCCGCGATGGTCCCCGCCACGGTTCCGCGCAGGGAGGTCGAGCAGCGCCTTGACGTGCCGCCCGGTTCCACCCGGCCGGGCAAGCCACCAGTGTGCGCTGCCCCGCCAGCCTGACTGCTACAGCCCCGGCCTTGTGGTTGGACGGCCGATAAAGGCCGGGACTGCACGCGCAGGATACGCAACCAGAACGCGCATTTGTGCAACAAAATACAACCCAAGGTAACCGCCCGCGAGGCGGTTTTTTTTATGGAGACGCCAGATATGGCTGACGATACCAGCACCGCCATTCCCGCGCTGGAAGGCCTGCTCGAAACCGCGCTGGGCAAGAAGGACACGGCCGCGACACAGGCTGACATCCAGCTGGCCGGCACCGTGCTGCAGCTGCTGATCCCCGTGATTGTCGAACGTGCCGCCCCGAACCTCGATCTCGCGGGTGTCGATGCCGCCATCACGAAGATCGTGGGCGGCGTCACGGACCTGAAAACCGCGATCGAGGCGAAGCCGGCAACAGTGGCCGCCACGGTTGCCCCGGCCAAGGTCGAGGCCCCGCACCCGGTCGTGCCGGGTCAGCCGATCCGCTGATCTGTCAACCTGATCCGGCCGGTCTGTAAACCGTCCGCCGGGCGTCCCGCATCCTGCCACCTGTAAACTGGTCCACCTGCATCACACGAAAAACGCCGGATTTCTGCGGCGTTGTGGCGCGGGTGGACTATTTTCACATCAAGACTGGAAAACTGGTCCATGACCCAGCGTGTCAACTTCGTCGCCGTCGATGGCGGCCGCCGCCGTTTCCTTGGCATGGGGCTGCTGTCAGCGGCCGGCATCGCCGCTGCCGCAATGCTGCCCGGGTGCAAGAGCACCACCACCGGCAATGTCACCACCATCACGATCAACGTGGCCGAGATCAAGGATTACGGGCAGGCCGGCCTGAACGCCGTCACCACTGTCCTGAGCATTGCGGCCGTCGCCAGTGCGATCGGCACCCCTGCCGTGGGCATCATCGGCCTGGCCGACACGGCCCTGTCCACCGCCCTGACCACCTTCTCCGATGCCGCCGGATCCACGCTGACCATCACCTATGACGACACGAACTGGAAAAGCTGGGTGGACAGCATCCTGTCCGCGCTGACCAAGGTGGAAAGCGACCTGAGCGCTGCCATCACCGGGGTCTCGACCAAAGTCCCCAGCACGGACCTGACCAACGCCAACACGGCCCTGAACGCGCTGAACACAATCATATCGGCCTTCAAGGCCCTGCTGGACAGCGTGGCCGCACGCCGGAACGTCGGGGCACGGCTGTCCGGTTCTGCCGCCGCACCCTCTCAAGCGCAGGTGCAGCAGGCGCTCCAGGTTCTGGGAGTGACGGCATGACGCGTACCGGCATCTTCGCTCTCTGGGCTGCCAGCACCATCGGTGGCGTGCTTGGGGGCTTTATCCTGCTGGCCTATCTGACGAGCAATTCACGATGACGCCCTTCATGGAGGGCGTCATCTCCGGTGCGGGCGGCGTTGTCGTCCTCATCGGGTTGCTGGTCACGATCCCGCTCAAGCTACATGTGCTTTATGTGGCATCGCAATTACGGGATCGCCATTTCAATTAATTAGTAATTGTTTTTATTTTGAATTCGACAATTTTTTCATTATTGACGTTCGGAAAGAGTCACTAAACCCTATAGCAAAACAAATAATCGTTATATAACCAAATATATTTTCATCGCTTTTCAAAGGAAAAACCCCCGTTACAATTGCGATAGCTGTTACCGCCCCAATTATAGATGGAATGAATGGATAACTTATTGCAGAAAGCAAAGCCCACTGAATATCTATCCTTCTTTTTCCAGAAGACATATCATAAGCCTGCGGGGATCGTCCGGCCCAGCCTACTATAGAGCCAAAAAGGCCAGCAAGCGCTCCTGCCGTTACATAAAATATAGATGCCGGAGATGGAAGTAAAGAATATACTTCAGGCTGATTAATCATAGCATTTCTTGTCAATAACAAACAGAACGGAACAGAAAGAATAAGAAATACACATGCAATTATTGATAAATTGAATTTACTATCTGCCTTTCTTAGGTATGCAGATTCATCAATCCTATGATCAACCTCTAGTGATTTTACTATCTTTATTGCAGTATATATCCCACATCCGCCCTTAGATAAATATTCAGCAGAAGCAAGCAAATAATCTGCCAAATCTAAATTCCTAGACTCCCTTACTTTGTTTGCTAATTTAATTACCCTTGCCGCGCACCGGCAATAATTAAATCTGCACAACAAGTTCCAATTTTCAATATTTATTCCTTTCACAACGGATATCACATTTTTTAATTTTTCTTCCATTTTTTCTGAATTTTCTTTTTCTTTTTCTTTTTCTTTTGAATTGTAATCTTTTTCTAATTTATTTTTATATATAAGATAAGATATTTCATTATTATCTGATAAATTGTCAATTGACATATACAAGCCTCATTAATTTTTATAGTGTTAAAGTTATTACGATCCAGTATAATACTTCTATACTATCCCTCTGTTGGTTTTTTTGATCAGATATGGCAACAACATGAGTAGAGATGAGAAGAAATGTTTAAGAAACTCTAGATAATTTACGTTTTCAAGTCCCTTACATTGCAATAGTAAACCCTCAATGCACACACGTAGCACACGCTCCAGCCGCTGAAGTGCAACTGTACCGCCGGTCTTCTTATCACTTTCGATCTCAGACAGATAGCTTTTACTGTTTCCTTCCCCGGCGGCCACATCCCCTTGGCTCAGTTTCCGGTGCTCACG